CTTCCACTAAATTCAATGAGAGCGACCAAATCTTCTAATTTAAGACCAAATGTATGTTCACAATTTGTTCACATTTCCGACACAATTTGTTCACACTTTGTTCGATTCATGTTCGATTACCTCTCGGTAACTACTATTACAGAACTATTTCATTAATTGTAACAAAATTGTAATATATTTGCGATGATTAAGTAATACTATTCTGCTATCATATAAGCATCAAATCAAACAGGAGGTATTAATATGTATAGACTACCAAAATCATATATTGATCGTTTCAAAGCAGGAGAATTAATCATATCCGGTACAAAATACATCTACGTCAGATTCAGTGACAATACGATCCGCCGTAGTAGACGGATGTATATGGATACTGATTCTTATCTTGATTCTGATAAATGGACTATAGTATATTCTTTAAAGGAGGATAAAAAATGATTTTTATGTTAGTTACATTAGTACCTTGTTTACTAGTCGGGTTCGGCTTAGGTGCTGGTTTTGGATATAAACTAGGCGAGCAGGATGAGAAAGAAAGAATTGATAGAATTATAGAAAAGAGGTCTGACAGATGAAAAATGATGATTTACAGACATTCAATCCTTATCTGAGCAGTAAATCAGATAAGGAACTCTATGCAATCCGCAAAAAGCTTGCAAAGCGTCTTAATCAGCGTATGAGACGACTTGAATCAGCTGGGATTGACTATGGTGCTATTAAGATGTACAGAGAAGAACTTGCACGCTATTATGCAGGTAATAAAGGGTTTAAAGAGTCTTTAGGAAAAACAAAAGGAATAACCGTGAAACATGAAATAAGCCTTATACAGAATCTTCTGAACCGGCCAACTTCAACATTGCAAGGTATTAAAAATATTCATAGAAAAGCACAGCATAAATTTGAAGAACTATATCATGTTAAATTCAAAAATGTATCACAATATGAGGATTTCATTAAGTCAAAAACTTGGGAAAAGATGGAAGATTTGTTTGGATCAGGAACAACGTTGGATCTTATTGCAGTATCACAGAAATCAGTTGAACAAATACGGAAATCTGTAGAAGATTTTATTGCAAAAACCGATAAATATACATCATCCGATATTGCCAAACAACTAGGTTTTAAATCACTGCCTGATGCATTAAATCAGGCAAAATCAAACAGAAAGTAGGTTACACATGGAAATAGCAGGTTATCAAGTCATTGATTTTCACAAATTTAATTATATGAACCTGCTAGAGTATGATTTTTCACGAGTCAGTAATGCAGGGCGTCCCCGGTTTGTTTATGATCGTATAATCACAGTCGATACCGAAACAAGTGTATATGATGGTATTCCGTATATTACGGACTGGACAATCTGTATTGAGGATATCATATGTATCTATGGACATCATGTCCGTGACTTAATCAATACAATTGATATGATTGCATATTATCTGCATTCAGACGAGACCCATACTGTCAGGTTCTACATTCACAATTTTCCGTATGATTATACGTTTATGAAAGCGCATATGTTCGAAAAATGGTCTGAGCCAAAAAACGTATTGGCTGTAAAATCACATCGTTATATTACTATGAGCTGGGCAAACGGGATTGAGTTCCGTGACAGTTATATACTGGTCAATCGTTCACTTGAAAAGTTGTGTGAAGCTGTAAATATAGGCATAGAAAAGGCAGTCGGCTACTGGGATTATACGAAACTTAGAACTCCGGACAGCCCCAGAACTTATAAAGAATGCGTGTATGCTGCTACTGATACGATCGCACAATGTATTGCTTTGCGAAAGTACATGACAGATAGAGGATACAGTGTTGCAAACTGTCCATTGACAAATACCGGGTTTATCCGAAACAAAGCGCGTCGCTATGCATCAAGATGGAAAAAATCTGGTCATAAATGGTATCAGTATTTCCAAAAGCAGAAATTGAGCGTAGAACAATACAGACAGTTAGAACAGTGCTATCATGGCGGATATGTACATGCAAACCGATACTATGTCGGACGAGAAATTTCATCAGCAATGTTTGGCTGGACAGGAAAATCAAAGGACTTTATCAGTTCCTACCCAGCTGCACTTTGCTACGAAAAATACCCAATGACGAAATTTGAGTACGCTGATTTTACACTGGAGGATATTCTGGATCTGAAAGATGAGTATGCTTTTTCCGGATATATCCGACTGGTTAATTTACATCTGAAAAAAGAGGAGCCAATGCCTCCGCTGTCTTATCATAAGGCAGTGTCAGCGGTAGAAGCAGTCTGTGACAATGGCAGGATACTTGATGCAGATCTTGTGATCTATCCATTTACAGATCCAGATCTGGATGATATTTTAAGATGCTACGACTATGACTATGCAGACATATCAAAAGTCATGTATGCCAGAAAAGAATATCTGCCAACATGGATCACAGATCTTATCATGGAGCTATATACGCATAAGTGTACACTCAAAAATACAGATCCTGTACTGTACATGATTTCAAAAAATGAATTAAATGGTATCTATGGAATGTGTGTACAGAAGATTATCCGGGAAGTAGTGGAAGAGGATTATACTACCGGAGAATGGATGAAGAATACAAGTAAGACAGACGAGGAATGGATTGAAAAGTTTTACAAGTCATGGAAGTCATTTCTTCCCTATCAGTGGGGTGTCTGGGTTACTGCTTATGCGCAGCGTAATCTATTTGATCTAGGCAGGTGTTGTGAGATCTGGCTATATTCCGACACAGACTCTGTAAAAGGCTATAAATGGAATGAGCAGAAGCTTAGAGAGTATAATGAGAACATCAGGAAGAAATCAGAAGAAAGAGGTCTGGGAAGAGTAGATTATAAAGGGGAGACGTATATCTTGGGAATTGCGGATGACGATGGAGAGTTTATCGAATTTAAAACCATGGGATCCAAACGATACGCATACCGGGATATTGATGGAGAGTTACATCTGACAGTAGCGGGTGTTCCAAAAAAAGAGGGATTACAGTGTCTACATGGAACATTACGGGAATTTAAGAAAGGGAAAATATTCCGAAACGAGGGATTTGCAAAATGGAAAATGTGCCCGGAATACATCAATAATGATAGAATCAAAATCTTACACCTCATGGGTTCTGATATTGAGTATAGCTCCGGAATCATTCTGCATGAGACAGAGTATGAGTTAGATCATACAATACCTTATGACAAGGAAACAGGAATGCCATGTGACTTCGAAATCAGCCAATACAGCGATTTTTAGGAAAGGAGTGATAAACATATGCAATGGGTGTCAAAAAACACGTATTTGACGCAATCAGAAATGGAAAATAATGCACAGATCATCTATGGGATTTTTAATTCTCTTGGCTACAATTTTAGCACTATCTGTGCGATCCTGGGGAACATGCAGCAGGAAAGTACATTATCTCCCATTTTTGCAGAACGAGGAGGCAGAGGGTATGGACTACTACAATGGACTCCTAAGTCTGACTTGACAGATGCATGTAGTAAACTGGGATTATCGCCATATACAGACGGTACCGTACAATGTCATTGTCTTGACGGAGAATTATTTAAGCTGGGAGGTCAATGGTATTCTACCCAGGCATATATCAACAATTATAAGCGATCAGGAGCGTCGGACGATATGGTTGGACTTACTCCGGAGCAGTTTAAGACAAATGCAAAGAATAAGGGTGTCAACTGGTTGACTACGGCGTTTATGGCATGTTATGAGCGACCGAGTTTGGATCCAAACACAAACTATGTGGCTAAACGTAGAACATATGCAAATAACTGGTATCAATTTTTATCAGGGGTCACACCTCCGCCAGAACCGCCATCCCCAGGAGGCGGTGGAGAAGTCTGGAAAAAGATCTGGTTTCTGTATGCGGGGACTGATGATTTCCGAAAAGGAAGATAAAAAACATCAATACAGTGGTTAAATAAGATCATTGAAATTAAGAAAGGAGGTTGTTAGAATGTTATTAGCAAGTACAAATATGTCAACAATACCGATCTGGTTATTAGGGTGTTTTATTTTTGCACTATTAATCATCGGTATTGTCAAAATGTTAAGAAAGGGCAGATAATAATGCAAAAATGGAGACTTATTTTCGATGTAACCTGGGAAGAGGGACTACCACCAAAACGGCAGATCTTTGAAGCCAGGGAAGAGCTTCAGTTTGTCTTACAGCTGGCTCAGACGCTGGATGCTTGCAAAACGGTAAAACTTATTAGAATGGAAAGAGAGGATTAAGAAATGAAATTCAAAGACGTAGTAAAAGTAACAAAAGTAGAAACAAAAGAGTACGGAAGAGGAAGAAACAAAGGGGAATTCCAGATCGTAACTTGTGAAGGTACATTCTGGTCAGGAAAAGCTTCTATTTTTCCGGAAGATGATAGTCAGTACATGGAAAAAGGAGATTATGAGATTGAATTTTACTTGCGTATTTCTGAGTCAGATGGAAAATATTATCTCAACCCGGTTATCACTCCGGAAAGCGTAAAGGAGAAATAAAATGAACATCTATCAAAGCGATGGATGGTTGGATATTGGCAGGTTAAATACATTACCTGCCAATTTCTATATCATCATTGGCAGCAGACAGGTAGGGAAAACATATTCCTGTTTTCAGCATATCATGAACACGTATGTGAAAAATGATATTCCATTTATTTTTATGCGACGAACCGGGCCAGAACTATTGGGGTGTCTGTCTGATAATCCATTTGACAAAGGCTATAATCCAGATCATGGGACTGCATATAAGTTTGATAAGATTAAAGGAATACGACCGGACAGTCGTTTGAATATCGTTGATGGATTGAATGATGATAAGATCATCGGATCTGCATTTAGTTTATCGGGTCTTGTATCCAATCGAGGATTTAATGGAGATCCCTATCAGTGCATCATGTATGACGAGTTTATTCCAGAAAAAATCAAGAAACGGATGAACGGAGAAAAAGAAGCTTTTGAAAACGCATACATGACAATTAACTCTGTCCGTGAATTAAAAGGTCGACCTGCTGTAAAGGCATGGTTATTATCCAACTCAAACAGCATTGAGAGTCCTATCCTGGAAGCGTTTGGACTGGTAAATACGATAACCAAAATGCAGAATCGGGGACAGGAATTTTGTTTTCTGCCCGAACAAAAGATATGCGTCATAAATGTAGCGGAATCAAAGATTTCAGAGCAGTTAGCACAGACTGCATTATTTAAAGCAGTGCAGGATCAACAGTTTCGAGGAATGGCGCTGCATAATACATTTGCATATGATGACTTTAGTTGTATTGGAACCGAACCAATCAATGAATATCGGTTACTTGTAACGATCGGGGATCTCAATATATATGAACATAAGAATCATGATCTGTACTATGTCACACTGCACAGAAGAGGAACGGGGAAATCTTTTCCAGATAATCTATCCGGCAGACACCGCTTTTTGCAAAATTATATCTGGCTGCAAGATAAGATTATGGCAGAACGTGTGACCTTTGAAAACTATGAACTTAAGTTAAAATTGTTTGAATATCTCAAAATAAAAGGCTAGGAAAAATTCCTAGCCTTAATACTTTATTATGATCTTAACCAAAAACAGTATCACTTTTAATAGTGAATGGTTCTGTAACAATACCATTTACATGGAATGTATCATATCCTGTACCGTTTGCCGAGCGGATTGCTATCCATAAACTACCATTGTATACCCGCAAGGTACACGGAACTGTTTTATAGGATCCATCAGCGGATGTCAGAATTGCTGTTGTTGGCAAGTCAAACTGGAACCCTCCCAGTACAAAGGACGTTTTGAAAGAAAAAAGTTCATAAAAAGAGCCATCCCCCTTCATTGTAAAATCGGAAGTGCGGTTCATCGAAAATGATCCATAAAAAGCACATGAATCATTATACTGAGAAGTTTCAATGATCGTAGAGCCTGTGAATCCGTTTTTAAAAGACACATTTGTAATTTTAACTCCTGCATGGATAACCGAAGCGTATCCATTTAAGATTGCATTACTGATTGCTTTTGCAATGGATTCTTCTCCCCATGTGTTCGGATGGACTCCATCACTGCCAAACATGGAAGTAGCGTGCAATGCATTTTCTACACCGCTCAAATACGTAATCCCGTTGTATTCACATCCAGAACAGTAAGCATCACGAGGTACTATCAGTCCAACTCTTGACTCCATTTTCGTTGAGTTACCAATAAAACCGACAAAAATCTGGGCATTCGGATAAAGTGCGTTTGCCTGTTTTTTAAAATTGAAAATGGCATTAATCAGATCTGTTTCGTTTTTGTTTATGTCATTAAAACCACCGCAGACGATAATATTTGTTACTTCATCATTTTTAAAATGATTGCTGGTCTGATTGAGCAGTGTTGCAAAGGTCGTGCTGTTTATAAATCCTGCACCTCCAAGTGAATTTGAGAAAAAGTTATCATCGGTTAAGCCAAGATAACTTTTAACCAATGCGGGCCATCCAGTCACATTACCATCCGGATTGTAGCCCTCTCCGTAGCTATCGCCAATGCAGATTGTTTTTCCGTTAAAATCAAAGGTACGTCTTGATCTGTCTGTATATTTAGATGCAGAAGCAAGTCCGTCTGACACAGCTTTTGAAACAATCCTGCCAAGCTCTCCGGAAGTTATCCACTTTTTTACTGTATCGTCAACAATCTTCTGAGCTGTGCCTTTGATGTCAGCCCATTCTTTTGTTACGATATCAACTGCCTCAACTGATTTTTTTACGTTTTCGATGATCCAATCAAGGTTCAGATCTGACATCTGAGTGGATGGATAATTTCTAAAATTAAACATGTCTAGCAATCTCCTCTCATTCCTCAATACAAACTATGCCATATTCAATCGCACAGGTATGTTCAATCTTGCAGCCTCTTGCATCTTTCCATCCAGATGCAAAATAAGCAATGTCTGCATATGCCAGAAGTTCCAGTGATTTTCCAAGACAACACAGCGGGTTTGCATTGACTGGTAAATTTTCAAAGAACGAATCGATCACTTTCACTGGTTCTCCTATAAGCTCTTCCGCCCTCTGAATTGCTCTGGTACGTTCTGCCTTGATCATCGCATCTGTCTTGCCCCGCATAGGCTGGCTGATAAATAATTTTTTCATTTTTCTATCTCCTTTCTCGATAGAGATTACCATTCTCCTCTTAATAAGTCCTGCATGAATAAACTAGCAGCATATCCGTAAAAGGATTGCTTTCTTAATTTGAGTTCCGACTCAATCATCTGCTGACTGGTCGTTACTCCGATGTTACCATGGATCCTACCATCATGAGTAGTAGTTCCGGTTTCCCGGTTGCTGCTGCTATAGTTGTTCTTCCCGTTTGATGTGTTGGAACTATCCGACCGTGTTCTGTCCTGCGCCTGATAATCACTAGAATTATAAGCTGAGACATCGCCATATGCATTAGAATTCTCATTCCCTGTCATGGTGGCTTCATTATTCCCGGATTCACTCCTCGTGATATCCGGACTGTCTGTCCAGTGTTCCTGCCTGTCATAGTTCTCAATCGGATTATAATCAGCGTTAAGTGCATTCCATGTCTGTCGTAAACTTTCCTGCCATTTATCACACCAAGCCGGGATTGCTGTGTCGCGCATGAAATAAAAGTCCGGATAAATGACGCCCAACATTCCATAGTCAAGCAAGAGCGTATTGGTAAATGTTGTCTTATCAACACCATCCGGAAGTCGTAAATTATTGAATAAGGTATCATCATACTTTACCAACCCGATCAGCGTTAATCTACTCGTCATATGGGATCAACCTCTCTTCCTGTTCAAACTTCCGCATCTTAACCTTAAGATTAAGATCTGGGAAAATCGTGTTTGCTACTTTTGCATCTTTCTGCATGGTTTCAATCCATGTTGTCAACCGGGTTACGGACTCGATGTTATTGACGTTCACTTCGGCGACGTTCATCCGTTCCTTCTTTTCCGTATTAGCCGATGGAATGCCAACTTCTGTGTCAAATTCATCAAGAATACGTTCAAAGGCAAGCAACAGCTTGTCAGCGATAAAATTTTTCGATACGTCCTGATTAAACTGTGTCCATGGTTCTTCCGGGTCTGTTTCGGACCGCTTCCAACTTTCCGGATTAACCGCTACTGCAGGCTCTCCCCTGCTGATCTTGTCAAATACGACTTTCAAAGTTTCCGCTCCACCTTTTGTCCGGGACGCAAGGATGAAAGCTACTTTTGAATTAAACAGGCTCATGTCCATTGCTTCTGCTGTCATTGCCAGCTTGTAAGCATAGTAACTGATGATGTCAAAGCATCCGCAATAATCCGGCCGCATATGGATCAATGCACAATCTTTTCCGATCCGGTACTCTGACGTGTTTAAGATAAGCGGGTTTGTATAGGTTGCATATGCGGGACGATAATAGATATCAATCCCAGTAAGTGTTGGATACTGTGCGATCGTACCGAATTTATCATTTTTAAACACGCCGAAATATCCACCTGCAATCAGACAAAACTTGATAAATGGAATGTCGATAGTTTCTTTACATGTAATGTCGATAACCGAATAGAAACGTTCATACAACATTTCTTCGAAGAAACCAGTAAGCTGTGAATTTTTCACTACGATTGACGGGGTTACCCGGTTCATTCTAACGTTAATGCTTTCATAATTTAATGGTAGCACTTTCTCACTTCCTTTCCTATTCGATATAGCAACCAGAATTTAAGTACCCATTGATACGCTCGATCTCCGGCTCATATGCATCCAGGTATACGCTTGCGTCACTACATTGCACATATCCTGAGATTGTACTAAGTTTCATAGCAGCATGTCTATAATAGCCAGAAGTAGCATAGTTTACACCCTGCGGAGATCTGGCATGACAATAAAGCCGAGGAATCGAATACTGCCGAAGCAATGCAACAGATCCCGTACTTCCTAACGTGTTGACATCCGGCTGGAATCCGGAGAACAAACCTGCCCCGCTTCCTTTTAAAATGGAACCGACTGTATTCATTATCCCGGTAGTCACTCCACCCATCTGTCCGATCTGGTAGGGCACGCCAAACTGACAGGAAAGAGACTGTATGATCTCTGCGCCATTTTTAATCTGACAGAGTGCTGATCCAGTCGTCATATCAACGGTGTACTGGATATCCAGCACGTTATCCGTTAATGTCTGCATACTGAATGGAATTGTTCCAATTCCCGGAAGCGCAAGCCAGTACTCCGAAAAATTCGAATCGTAGTATCCAAAAACATCCTTATTGTATATCGGATTTGACACAGCAATCTTAAAGTACATGTCGATCGTATCGTTGGGAGCTACTTTCTTTGCATTAATTCCGGAAGCTGTCCAGAATCCCATTTTAATCGTTGTAACAGCTGTACCGGAATATTTTGCATATGATAACGGAATCCAGATGACTGATGTTATATATTTAAACGGATTAAACACTGATTTTACTGCTTCATCCTGTAACACATCTGTAAAGTTGCCAGCATTACAAGTATAGTTAAGCAGTTCCTGCAAAGAGCTATAATCCATCATGTAATTAACAAGTCCATCTGCATTGGTCACACGGACTAAAAAAGATCCTGTATCACTCCACCAATCACTGTTCTGGGCTGATGATACCGCTGTACTCCAGTCATAGGTTGGATAGATTAACGGGTCTGTCAGCGTCCATTTCTCCGGAACTTTCGAACAACGTTCGACCGTGAACGTCTGTGCTGTAATGGAACTCTTAAAGCTTGCCAGCACATCAACATCAAGGTCCATCTGGCATGTAGTATTATTTATTGCCGTCACATTCTGGATGAAATAATAACGACGAAAATCAGGAATGTAAGCATAATTCACAGTTGTCCAACTATCCAATCCTGTGATAATGATAGATGGATTCATGATTGATGTATTTTCTTTTAATTTACAATCAGGAGCAGCGACTGGCTGCCCCTTAGGTTGTTTTGTGCTATTTGATTTTTTAGAAAATGTATAGAATCTTACTTCCATATTCTTTCTCCTTAAAGAACGTATGGTTTACCACATGCATAGGTGCAGATCCAGCCGGACGGTGTACGCATCCAGGTAGTTCCATTGACGTTCTTAAGCGCTTTACATGTAACCCGTGTGCCTTTGGAATATTTCTTCAAGACTTCGCCGTTCGGTGCATAAGAACGTACTCTTAATCCGTCAACCTGTACGGTGTACACTTTACCGATAGTAAACTCGGAAGAACTGGATTCAGCTCCTGCATATCTTAAGTGATATGTCCAGCCATAGGACGGCGTATAGAAGTCACGAACACGGATTTCACGGCCGGAAGAATCGCCTTTTTTATGATCGAAGTCTCCGGATGCAGTAACAACTTTATAGTCTGTAACCGCAATGACTACGTGCTTACCAGGTGTCAAGTAGATGTCTCCTGCTTTGCACCTGCCAGATACTTTCTGCCATCCTCTCTTTGTAAGCTGGCTGTACAGATTGCGTGTTGTGCTTCCTGCATTCACATCACAACCGCCTGCCCGAAGACAGTAGGCGGTTAAGGAGGAACAGTCAAAGTCCGGGTTACCTCCCCGGCGTGCCTGGGAATACCCATGACTGTTATCGTTTGCAATGGCAATCGCTGTATTGATCATATTAGTTAAGTTCATCTTTTTTGACCTCCAGATGTTCCAGAATCTTTTCCATCACAATGGTATTATTCTGGACCGCATTGCTAAGTTTATCGACTTCCTCTTTATGTGTCTGGTCTGATTTCCAGTACATATACAGGACAATCAGACAGCACACGATCGGAAAACCGAGAGAACTGATTGCTGTTAAAATTGTCTGCTCCATGTTAATTTCCCCATTCTTCAACTGCGTAGCTCAAGTTAATAGCCGTTTTACCAGAGGTTACCTTCCCATAAAGCGTATTTATACCTGTAGGAAAAGTTATAGAAATACCAGGTTTAGCCCCTTTTATATTAAATGAATCTTTATAATTACTACTTTTAAAATAATAAATCTCAACTCCTGTATTATCATCATTATTAGCTTGTAGTTTAATTTTTCTCACTGGTTTCGGAAAATCAACTAATAATTTGATTACATCAGTTACAGAAACTGTTCCAATCATATTCATCAAGCACCCTCCCCCATTACGAATACGACACCGTTATGTGTGTAGTTGTTCCAGTAATTCTTACGGTAGTGAACGTATGTATTGTAATAATCGCCAGCCGCATTGACCGGTGTCGTGATTGTCTTTGTAAACTGGTAGTTTACACCGACTGCACGACGGTCGAAGATACAGCCTAATACGTACGGCAGCTCTACATTGGTAGTTGCATCTTTGGATTCTCCGGTTGCAAGATCCAAGATGTTTGGCTTGATCTTAATCTGCTCCGGGCTTTTGATTGACTGCCAATAATTTACGAACTCAACGTCCGCAATCTTAAGGTATTTATCATTAAATGCTGCAGACAGTACACTTGTCTGTGCCTGTTTCCAAAAGCTATTGAGCATGATGAACTTCTGGTATTCTTTCGGCGTGAAACGTAAAATATCCTGACCTGTAAAGTTGGCATGGTACATGGTAGAACGCTCTGTCATGCAATCAGACAGATTCTGGACGTATGCAACAAACCACGGAACAAAGTCGTTTGCCTGGGTTGTTCTAAGCTGCAATCCTGTATAAGTTGTTCCATGTTCTGTGTTGTACTCCTGTGTCAAATCTACTTCATATAATCCCATTGCTGATACCCCAGCAATGTAGTTGCAGATTGCAAGACGTCTGCCTGCTTCCATTGCCTGCTCAATGTCATTGCGGAATTCAGTCATGACGGATGTGTAGAATTTGGAAAACTCCTCAGCAGAACGGAGAGCCTGGGATAACTGATCGTTCAGACGAGTAATATGGTTCTGCTCCTTTTTTGTACCGTAAAACTTAAGCTGCACTACTTTTGGCTTTTTAATCTTGTACATATCAACAGAATTGCCATCATTGAACTGAGTAGTATTCAGATCTGTGTTGGTATCTTCGGATGCTTCCTCGTCCTGATGTAACGGCACTGTCTCCAATGTAATTGCACCCCAGCGTTCAGATGTTTCATCAATAATCTTTACTTTTCCGATATACGGTGTGTTTGGAAAATAATTTGACATGAAAGTGGCTGCCATAGCATTCATGATGTTTTCCGTACCTGAACGGAGCATTTTTTCCCCTACGGATACAAAGCTGGTCGCATCAATGACAGTGATTTCTTTTGTTCCAAACATTTGTGAGTTCATGTCGTTGACGATCTTATAGACGTCAACCGGTGTTAATGAGTTCATTCTCAAACCTCCTTAATTAAATTTAAAATAACGTCATTGACATCATTTTCTTTTGGTGTCGGCGCTGTAGCAGATACAGTGTTATTTGTCTGGATTGCCTTTGTAAGTTCATCCAGACGGTTTGTGATTTCTGATAATTCGCTGCCTGGATCCTGTTTTGGTTCTGGTTTTGGTTCCGGTTTTGGTTCCGGTTTTGGTTCCGGTTTTGGCTTTTCTGACTGAGCAAAACCAGCAATCATTTCAGCTGTAAAGCCAGCATTGACTAAAGTCAAGATGTCTTTAATATCCATGTTATCATCTCCTTTATAAATATAGTTTATATAATAAAATTGAAACCTATAAAAATAGGCCGGGGTTATGGGTAGCCATCCCATGCGCTCCGCTTCTGGCGGTTGGCTCGCGCTCCCTGCCTATAAGTATAAAATACTATTATCACGAATAAATGTCAATAATGAAAAATGATGTATGTTGCGTATAATGTTCTGTAATTGCGACATCTATTGCATTTCGTTTATCAATTAATTTAAATACATCGTATACAGTTATGTTATGACAATATTTTGAATCCATTATTGCGTCAAACGATTTTATACAGGAAAAATAATTGTATACTTTTATATATAGATTAATTCTATTTACTACATTGTTACAAGTATCTATAAATGCATTATAATCTTTTGTGCTGACAGTTGTAGTTTCATCTACTAAAGAATAACTCTGTATATCCAGCCCCTTTTTTATAAGTTTTAAATTATCATAAAAATTTGTCATTTTCGTACCTCCTATGCTTTGTTTGATTTGATGCTTATATGATAGCAGAATACCATATATT